GCGGACTGGCCGGCGCGGCGACGACGGCCATGGTTATGTGCCCAATATCAAGCCACTCCGGCCTCATTTGCGCTCATCCTTGATGCGGCTTCCGTGGCTCGACCCGAAGAGGAAGGCGAGCACGGTTCCGATGCTGGCGATCACCACGCCGGTGATAACCATGGCCTTAACCTCTGGACTGAAATCTCCGGTGATGACCAGGCCCGCAAGCACGTAGCTGGAGAGCACCACGAAGAATGCGATTCCTCCGATGACATATATCCATCGCGGGTCTGTCGCCATAAGCTGCGCGTTACGACCCATGGCGGCGTCTCGGCTCTTCTCGTCAAGCTCGGCCAGTTGCAGCAGTTCGGCGAACGAGTAGCGCACCGCCTCGCGGAATGCGTCGGCCTGTGACGGGTTTTGCTCGATTGAACGGACAGCGCCCTCAATAGTCGGCTGGCTTGTCGACTCCATGGCGATCTTGGCGACTACTTCAGCCGCTGCCGCGTTCTTTTCGGCATTCTTTCCGCCGAACACGCGCACCAAATCCGGCGCGGCCTGGATGAGCGACGGTATCGCCGCTGCGATAAACGGGGCCATTGTGTTGCCCTCCGTGGTTTGCGCCGGGATCGCCGGCAGTTCTTCGACGGGTGCGGGTGCTTGCTCTTCAGCAGACGGAGCGGCTCCGTCTTCCGACATCAACGATTCGAGCTTCATCAGCGCGGTTGCATAACGCCGGTTCCGGTCGTCTGCGCCGTTCGTTCCGCCATTGATCCGGCGCGTAATGCGGTCGAAGTCGCCGACGTCCGCATATCCGTTCAGGTTGTGCTTGTCCCAATACCAGGCGGCAGAGATGGCGGCGTATTTTTGGCTTGAGACGAGATCAGGATCGGCGACGAAATCGACTCCAAGCGACTTGGATAGCTCGCCATAGTTGTAGCGCCCTGTGATCTGTATCAGGCCGCGCCCTCGATAACGATAGCCATCGCCTTGCTCTGTATTGCCAAGGTCGACGCGGCCTTCATATCGCTTCTGTGCGTTCGTCGGACCCCAAATTTCAGATACGAACTGAAGCCCGCCGGACTCGTGCCCTATCTGCGCCAGGAATGCCGCAACGCGCTGCACCGTGTCGATGCGATAGACGAGCATCGCGGTTATCAGCGCATCGACCCACCCTTCCGCCGTGCGCTCGGTGCATCCCATGATTGAAGCAAGCGTCGAAGCGGAAAGGCGCGACAGCGGCGATGTCATGGCGCGCCGCCGGCGGGATCTTGCGCGACCTCACCAGTCGGCGCGGCGGTCACTGTTTCGACCGTCTCATCTTCTCGCTGTGCGCGCAGCTCTCGTGCGCGCTGCGCGTGTTTGTCAGACCACGGGATGCCGTCGTATGCGAGGCTTTCAGCCTCTAGCGTGCTGATCTCAAGCGCCACGCGTTCGCGCGCTGCCTGCACATCCTTGAGCGGGTCGATAGTGCCCATACCGTCGCCGATCCACTCCGCGCGAAGATACGCGCGACGAGTCATCGGGTCGGAGAAGTAACCCGGCGCGACGATCCGTCCGGAGGCTACAGCCTCGTCTAGCCACAGCTCATAAATCGGCTGGCAGAACTCGCGAACAAGCCACCCGCGACGCTCTTTGAAGAAGCGCCAGGCGTCGAGCATCGCCGCTTTCGATGCGGAATAGCTCGATTGGTAGAACTTGAGCAGGACTTCAAACGGGATTTGCAGCCGTGCGCCAATCTGTCGAATGATCGCCTGGACGAACGGGTCAAACTGAGAATTAGGCCGCCCAGGGTTAGCCGTTTCGATGCTCTCGCCTTCGCCAAGATCGACCGCAATTCCGTTGCCAAGCTTACCGTTCCAACCGCCAGACGATCCGCTAGATCCTTGCGGATCGACGCCAACGGCCGGATTCACTTCAGCGCCAGCATCCGACTTGATGAACACGGTGAACAGGCCAGAAACGACAGCCGCCATTAGCTCGGCATCGGAATAGCGCTCTAGCTGTTTCAGCGGCTCGATGACCGGAGCAAGCCACGGAGCGCCGCGCGTCTGACCAACTCGCTTGTGATCACGCAAAAGCCACGCATTCCGGCGGTCACGGTTTCCGCGCGCCTCGATCCGCTTCCACGTTACCGATCCGACTTGCAGAAGCAGCGCGCCGGGATGGCGCGAGGCGACGTGAAACGCCACATGCTCGCCATTCGCTCCCTTTACGACGCCATCGACTAGCGTGTCGCTGTTTCGCATCCCCGCCGGATTGCAGACGCGAGCGCCTGGCGTGATGTTGATGGCGAGTCGGTACGGATTCGACAGCCGACGAATCGACGGCGTCGTGACGAGCATGTCGCCTTGTTCCAGCACGCCGAAAAACGCCTGCGTTTGCTTTCCGTAAAAATTCGTTTGACGCTCAGAGTCGCAGTCTGACGACTCGCACCAAAGCTCAAATTCCGCCTGCGTCTTAGACTGCCACTCTTTCGCCTGCTCTTCGCTCATTCCGAGCGTGTTCGCATCGATCCGGCTATTCATCGACAGTCCGGTGCCGACAACATTCAAAACGGCCGTTTCAACCGCACCGCCGGCAATCGGAGAGTTCCGCACAAGGTCTGCGGAGTGTGCGCGGAGGTTAGAAAGCTGCGGAATCGTTGCCGCGTCGGCGTCTAGGAGGCGCGCGCCCCATCCGGCCAGTGATCGGCGAGACGTGTCGCCCCCGTGGTATCCTCCGGCAGACATCGACGCCAGCGCCGTGCCTACGCGCGCTTGCAAGCGACTAGCGCCCCACTTCGGCGCGAAACGCTCGATCAGAGCATCAATTCGACCATGCGGGACTTCTACGGAAATTCGGCCCATTTGTACGCGTCTGGACATGCGTCACCCTAGCGGCGTAATGCCGGTGAACCGCATTCCAGACCGGCCGGACGACAGGCGAGAAACGGTTGCTTGCCAGTCTTTAATACCCTGGCGGATCTCTGCAAGGTCGGCGCGTGTGCGCTGCCGATCCGCAAGCCGGGTCGTCTGTCCGGACGTCAGGACGTCCGCTTCGGCCGCTAGATAAAGGTCTAGCTGTGCCTGTGCCTGCGCGAGAGTAATGCCTGCCATGGCTTGCCGAGTCGTTTATAAACGCTTGCAAGCCTACGGATCGGCATGTCACATGTTAATGTGGTCGTGTGACATGTTCCTCAGGCAAATAACACGCTTCAGCGCTTCAGCCGTGAGTTTCTGGCCTTTCTCTATGATGTAATTGTGCCGTGTGTAGTTCTCTCTTACTTCATAGTCTTCGACGAGTCCGGCGTCGTTTAGAAGCCGAACAGCAGAGAAAAAAGTATCCGCGCCGTGTAGGTGGTGCCCGTATATAAATCTAATCCGGCCGAATTCATCAGAAGAACTCGCGACGATCTCTAGTGCCGCGTCCTTTTCTTTGTCCATGTTCATGATCTCGCCTAAGAGTTCAACCCGGACGACTCGATAATCCGGTAAATGTGAGCACGGCTAACCGAAAAGTGCCGCGCCGCCTCTGAAACTGTCATTGACCCCTCCCCCGGCGCGCTTCCTACCGCCGCGATGATCTCCGCGTTCCGCTTTCTAATCTTGTCTCTGCTGATCTTATGAACGCCTGGCATGCCTTCTAGCGCGCTTCTAAGCTCGTCGTCCAAAAGGTCCGCGATTGCGTCTTCCATTGGGCAAATCTTCCGAGCAATTCTGACAACGGTCGCCACGATGTCGTTTTCTTCCTTCACTACTGCCCCCGGATGCGTCGCACCTTCCGTGCTGGTGCGTGGTGTGGCGCGACGGGCGCCATCCGGTCCCTCTGTTCTGTTTCGTTGAGTCCGCTTCGCTCAATGGCTGAGGCGCGTATCCTTCGCTCTTCAGCGGCCCAATCTGTTTCTTTGTAAAGGTATAGCCTCAAATCGTGGTGATACGTCGCCGCGAATGCGTAAACGTGCGTATCAAGAGGCTCATTTCGAACGCCTGTCTTTTTCACGTAGCGCCGCGTCACGGGATGGACTTTTTCGGACACCAGACCGGCGAAGTATTCGCGCGGGAGGTCTTCTGATGCGTGGAAAAGCCGGTGCTCTTTGTCGAGCTTCGCGTCATTGTTCAAAACGCTGTAAAGCTCGTCTTTTATCAAAATCGTACCGACTTGATAGGTGCGAAGCCCGCGCCGGTCGCTCTTCCCGTTGCGCTTCTTGTCTGGAGCGTCGCCGTCAGAAAGCGCCTTTGCGTTCACTTGCTTCGCGCCGTATCCGGCCATAGGTCGCGCGATTCTGCGCTGCCTGCAATAGCGGTAAACGTGGTCTGTTCGGTGCCCAGCGGAGTCGATAAGCGTAGCTCTAACATGAACAAGACCGCCGCTCTCGTGCTCTATGGGACGGTTAATCAAATCAGTTAGCGAGTTCCACACCTCGTCGCCGGCCGGGTCTCCTGGCAGTACTGCATAATCGAGAATCCAGCGGTTTCTATTGCGCCCCCATCCGACAATCTGAACCTCTAGTCGGTCGTCTTGCGTATCTACTCCAGCCGTCACCACGAGCACGCCTTCCGGAGCAAATCGAAGCGGGTACGGTTCCGCACGATCTGCGACAGCGTTCTCATTTACAGATCGAGTCGCAGGGTCTTCAAACGTCTCCGCCAGTCGGTCATTGATGAACGTTTTTAGGCGCGGCGGATCGTTTTGAACGTCTAGCCACTTTTGCGCAAGATCCGCCCACCGAGGCCCAAGTCCAAATTGATAGTAAAGGCAGTTGATGTGATATCCGCGAGTCTTCGCCCCAGGGTTATGAGCAACCCACCGTCCGGCGGCGATCATCTCTGTCTTGTAGTGTTCGTCGATAACCGCCGCGCAGTGCTCGCAGACATACCATGCGCGCAAAACCTGCCCGTCTTCGTCTTTGTCCCAATGAAGGCCGCGCCACGTTAGGTGCTGAAGTTCTCCGCAATGCGGGCACGGAACATGGAACCTACGCTGATCTGATCGTTTGTAGCGGTTCGCTATGCGGCTAATCCCTTCCATCGTCGGCGTACTGATGAACACGCGGCGATAGGTTGCCGGATAGGCAGAGGTCCGGCCCTCTAGCAACTCTCCAGGGTCGTCACCAGTCTTCAGGTTTGCTGAGAATTCGTCCTCTTCATCGACTAGCAGCGTCCGTACTGTCGTCGATTTCAGGCGCGCGGGGCTGCCGGCATGCTCGATGTAAAGTTGCCCGCCGGTGAAGTCCTTAAATTCACGCTGGTTTGCTGCGTCACGGCTCTTTGTCGATGTGAGCAGATCACGAACGGCGGAAGACGTCTCGATCATCGGGTTAAGCTTCTGATTAACCCATTTTTTCATTGAGACTTCACCAGGCAGGCAGACCATAATCGGCCCGCCAATCTCGCACATCGTATAGCCGAGGATGTTCGCCTCTACTTCAGTTTTCCCGAACTGGATTGGGAACATCAGAACTACCTCGCGAACGTCAGAGCGCGCAGACATGCAGTCCATTGGCTCGCGAAGAGGCGGATTTCTGTCAGTCCTCCATGGCCCCGCCTCCGCGCTTCCCTTCGCCGACAGCATCCGATTAGCGTCTGCCCACTCTGAAACCGTAAGCGGACGGCGCGGCATAAGCGCAGCGGCAGCAGTCGCGAATAGGCTGCTAGCCGGAGCCGTCATTTGCGAGGCTTCCCGAGTGATTCAAGCTTGCGCGCGCATTCCGTCAGTGCGGACCTCACGCGGTCATCGACAAGACGCCTACACATCCCCTCGTCAGGACTCGCCGCAAGTTGAGGCGCCAAAACAGACCCCATCGACTCAAGCCCTGAACGAAGCGCGACCATTAGAGCGGCAACGGCAGAGTGTGCGTCTTCTGCGACCATAAGCTCGTTATCCATGCGCTTAAATTCAAGCTCTTCTTTCTTTGCCGCGAAGTGCTCTCTAAGCGCCTTCGACGAGTGATAGTCGATTTCCTCGATATCTTTCGCCTTGCTGCTTGCCTTCGTCTCTTCCGGCGACATCCACGCCGGGTCAAGATGTTTTGACCGCCAGGAAAGCGCAGACTCGACAGAATCGACAGGCATCCCCCGGCGTTTCAGCCGGTAAAGTTGCTGCCTGGACATGCCGAGCGCTTCCGCTAGCTGCGTCTGATTCATCTATTCCCCGTAACCTGATTCGAAAAGTCGCTATCTACACCAAACAACGGCTCTGAACTACCCTGTTTCCGTCCTGGTTGGAAGTACCTATCAGTTTTCAAGGAAAGGAATTTTTGTTTTCGCGTCATTGATCTCTGCATACTCAAGCTGAACGCGAACAGAGTTTATGATCTTGCCCGCTGTGTTATTCATTTCTGCCGCCGTCTTAACTTCTATTGTCCCGTCTCTTAGGGCGTCGAAAACCTTGCACAGTTCGTCGCGAAGTTCTGTGATGTTATTCATTTTTGAATCTCCTTGATAAGTCGTTTTATCTTCAAGTGTGCTGCTTTTGCTTCTATTAGTTCCTTTGGTGCACCATCTTCTTTTCTTACCCCTAACAAGTAGCGAATGTATGTGTCA